TTTGTTTATAGTATTTAAATTGTCACTTCTACAACTGTACTCCAGGCAGAGCCAGTAATATTTTCAGCTTTATCCCGCAACAGTATCTTTGAATACATACTGAACAACATTAGCTTGTTCTTCAGTTAGTGTGGCTTGGCCCTTTTGAGGTTTGCCAAACACTCCAAATTCTAAACTCAATTCAAGCGCATCTTCTGAGTTAGGTTCATAAGAGAAACTTGTAAGATAAGCACGAAGATATTTAGCTTTGTACTTTCCGTCAGATCCTTTTTCAGCTTTATCAATTTCCCACACTTCAATAATTTCTCCATCATCAAACGCTTTGTCCATTTCGTCAAGATGTGGGTCACCATTTGCTGCAATAGATGTGGCAGATAAACTGTATTCAATTGCTGCAAGAGAACCTATTATCCCATCTTTGGTAGCTGTAGTGTTGTAATATCGAGTTTTTTCATTCGAGTGTTCTGTTTGGAATGCAAGTTTCCAAGCGGCTTCTTTTGATGCTTTACTAAGCACACGATAGAGCAAGATAATATCTTTACCCTGTTTAGCTGTTAATTCTGCCATATTAAATCTCCTATCTTAGTCTAAATTCTAAGTTAATCAACGCTCTTTTAAGCGGTGTACCTGTTGTTGTATCGTCTATCATTTGAATGGTACTTGCCTGTGAATTCAAAGCCCAAGAATAGCCCTCTGTGGCACTTATATTCAATGCTTGATTAAATATATTACTTGCCATTTTTGAAGCTAGTACACGACCTGCTTTTTCGGCTTTATTCCAAACAGACAATGAAAGACTTACTGTGCCTTTGATATCTGTTTTATTTGGTTCATGAATTATCTGAATACTTTCCATTTCAACAAATGGATAGCCCACTTCATTCATTTGCTTATAATCATAAACGGTATACCCCAAAGCTTGTATTCGTTTGAACAATTCGTCAAAAATAGATTGGTCTCGAGTTTTAATCATTTGAGTAACCTTTCTAAATCTTTAATGAATACGCCTTTTTGCACATTATAAGCTGGTTTTACAAAAGGTTGAGCAGATTGAAAACGAGTTCCATATTCAACGTATGCGGAATAATCTGTGTGTGGCCCAGCTTGTCCGCTGAATCCACCTTCTGTCAACTCCATTTTTATGGATCGCTTCATATATCCGGTGTCAACTGGAACAAGTTTCTGCATATTCGCTGTCATATTTGACGTGTTAGACTTTACAACTTGTTGAACATCCTTTAAAGAAGCGGCTTTATCCAAATGCTTTACAAGCTGGTCAATCCCTTTTATGGATAAGCTAGATTTCATTGACTTACCTCCTGCAAAATAAAAGTGTTTCGCTCACTTGGATTGCGGTAAGTCATTAAAGCCCACTTTTTATTATCAAACTCAATGTAATCATATTCTGGCATAGTAAAAAGGGGCATCATTCGCATGACTTTTGCCCCTTGTTTAATATCCCCGAAAACTTTTATACTTCTGTCAGTTCCAATATCAGTGATGTTTGCACTAAATACTGCTCGAGTTGGTTCTTTTTCAACCCATTCGCCCAAATCGGGGTCATAATGTGAGTCGGGCGATTCTTTGATAAAAGTAACTTCATCTAAATATCTCAATACAATCTGAACCTCCCAATCTTCTTATCGCCCTCAGTTTCTTTTGATTTTCGCCATGATTCAATTTCATCGGCATACTCATCAAAATCAGATTCTGAAAAAGTCATGCTTAATCCTTCTTGTGAGTAGGACTGCATGCCTTCTTGACCGATACGATTAAAACGCTTCAAGGAAACGTCCAAAACAACATATTCTAGTTCTGGCGGTACTTCTTCAATGTCAGAACCAAGAATAAGCAATAGACGTTCACGAGTGCGTTTTTCGATTACTTCCAAGCGCTCATCCGATGAACCGCCTAAAAGCTTTTTTAAATCATCAGTGATAGCCATAAGCAACTCCTAATTTTGAAATCAAATCTTCTTTCTTATCGTTTTTTGTATATTCTATCCCTTTAGTTTCAAGAAGCTCTTTTAGCTGATTAACGGTAAGCATCGTTAGTTCATCATTTTTCACTTGCTTGGTCGCATTTATGTTTTCATATTTATGCAAGTGGCGACTTAGTAGCCGTCCCATTATACACCAGACGTAAATGTGATATTAACAACTTTTGTTAAATCATAGAGATATGCTGCGTAATGTTCATCTGCAGTAATTACAGTTGTTTTAGTAACAATATCACGGTCAGTTTCTACCTGAACTCCAC